TCATCCAAGACGATTGAAACAGGTGACGTATTCCGCATTCCAAGCGGTGACTTAGACATCACGCTCAACTAGGGGCTAACGCATGGCCTACGGTCAGGGTTTATACAGTACATGGTTTTACGGGGTAGATGGCAACTACATTGATGCGTCTGCCTCTATTTCTGCGTCAAGTACAACCACTGCTGTTGGTCAGGTCACGATTAAAGGTGCAGCGGCACTAACGGCTGCAAGCACAACCACAGTAGCGTTTGAGCGTGTAGCAGAGCGAAGCGTACCGATTAGCGTACTTGCTGAGATGACGCCGATTGGTGCTATCAATGCAGCGGGTGCGGCGGTAGTTACTCCTAGCCTCACAGTTACTGGCGGTGCGATCCGCGTTGCACAATCCAGCGCACAAGTTAGCCCAGCACTCACCGTGGCAGACATTACAGAGCGTGTGCGTGAGGCTTCATCTGAGGTATCTGCGGCAGCGTCTATTGATGCATCTGCAAACTTCACGGCTGCGGGTGCAAGCGCAATTGACGTAGCGGCAACGGTCACTGCGACATGTAACAGAGTTCAAAGCACTGGCTCTAACGTGTCTGTAGCTGCACTGTTTGCGGCATCTGCGCGTGAGAAGTGGGAGCTAATAGTTGACCCAACAGATACATGGACACCACTAGCAGACGACAGCGTAACTTGGACAGAGTTGCCAACGAGAGCGGCATAAGGATTTAGAAATGGTTGCTTATACAACGACATATAACCTGAAAAAACCTACAGTTGCTGATGATGAAGATGTCTGGGGCGGCTACCTTTGATATTAACTCTGGTACGCTGGACGATGTTGTAATTGGTGGCACTAATGCAAACACTGGTACGTTCACTGTTCTGACTGCAAATACATCTCTCGGCGTTACTGGCAACATCACGGTTTCTGGCACTGTTGATGGTCGTGACGTTGCTGCGGATGGCACAAAGCTGGACGGCATTGAGAGCGGTGCGACAGCGGATCAAACCGCATCTGAGATATTGACAGCAGTTAAAACAGTAGATGGCTCTGGCAGTGGCCTAGATGCTGATACCGTTGATGGCGTTCAGGCAAGCAGCTTCTTGCGTAGTGATGCAACAGATACTGTCACTGGATTGATTACGATTGACAGGACGGGTGAGGTACTTGGGATTGGCGACGCCTCCGTAGATAGCGCAGATGCTTATGTCCGCATGGGGAATGGTACTTTTGATTGGCAATTAAAGTACGTTGGCTCTACGTCTGGAACAGATGGTAACGAGTTCCGCATAGAGAGTACTAACACGGGCGACTATCTACAGTTTGATCACGATGGCAATTTCCAGAGATACGATGGTACGTCAACCTATACTATATGGGATAGCGGCAACGACGGCTCTGGTTCTGGCCTAGATGCTGATACAACTGATGGCTATCAGGCGAGTGAAAGCAGTACGGGAAGCACTTTAGCTGCGAGAAACAGTAGTGGCGATCTTTATATGAGGTATGGCGTTTCGGCCTACCTAAATATGAGCCATTCGTCTACCACACGCAGTTCCGATACAGTATTTTATTCATCTACAGATAGCTACCTACGCAAAAACAATGCGACAGGGTTTAAAACATCATTAGGCTTAAACTCTACGGATAGTCCATCATTCGCAGGGTTAAACATCAACGGCGATCTCAATGCTGTAGACCGTGTTTATATAGCAGATGCTTTGCTTCACGAAGGTGACACGGATACAAAGATTGGGTTTGGCACAGACACCATTACCCTTTCCACAGGCGGCTCAAGTGAGATCACAGTCAACTCCACAGGTGTACGTCTAGGCGACACAGGCAACGGCTACTTCCAGCCTGTCACAGGCAACTATGGCTCTATCCAAATTGATGGTGGTTCGCATAGTGGCTACGAGGGCTATAGCATTGGCGGTGTTGCTGTCTTTATGACAGACAGTTCCTCGTACGTAGGGCTGTATAATGACGCAAACAATCAGTGGTGGATGCGTGGCATGTACAATGGCGAAGCGTCCCTATATTACGCTGGTACTTCCAAACTACAAACAACCAGCACTGGTGTGAACATAGACGGCAATCTCAATGCTGTAGATAATGTTTACGTTGCTGATAGGATATACCACGAAGGCGACACCGACACTTACATGCAGTTCCATGCATCTAACCAGTGGCGTGTTGTTACTGGTGGCACAGAGATGCTTGAGGTGAATGATAGCAACATACAACTTGGTGCAAGTATAGATGTAAACGGTCACAACCTTGACAATGTTGAGGACATTTATCTGCGTGATAAGATATACCACGATGGTGACACCGATACTTATCTTGGATTTGCAGGTAATCAGATAAGCTTAGTTACAGGTAACACGTCAACGATAATAAATGCCACTGGGGTATTTATCTCAAATGGCTCATTAGCTGAAGATTATGATGCACTATCAGGCACAAGCCCAACTTGTAACGTAGACAATGGAGGGATGTTCAGTCTTACAATGTCGGGTAACACTACCTTTACATTTAGCGGTGCATCCAGTGGGTACATGCAAGGCTTTGTTTTACAGCTTGTTGGGAATGGTTCAACGGTCACATGGCCTAGTTCAGTAGATTGGGCGGGTGGTAGTGCACCAGATGCACCAGCTTCTGGAGAAACTGACATCTATGTGTTTATTACGCGAGATGGCGGCACAACATGGTATGGCGTCCAATCCATAGACGCGGCGGCATAAAAGCGGTAAGATGCCGATAAGCAAAGGAATTTGATATGGCAAGCACTTGGACACTTAATAACGCGGTTGAAAAGATCGCTGACGGTGAAAAGACAGATACATGGGGTCAGATTACAAACCGTAACTTTGACATCCTAGACCGTGCAGCATCTGGCGTTGGTACGATTGACCTATCATCTTCTGCGGCGGCGCACACTCTAAGCACAACAGACGGAACTACAGGCGACAGCTTGGATGACGGGATGTACAAGGTTCTGGTGCTATCTGGCGCGACAGAGGATTGCACGATTACCGTCAGTCCGAATGATGCAACCAAGTTTTACCTTGTAGACAACAACAGCGGATTTGATTGTACGTTCACGCAAGGCACTGGAACCAATGTCATCGTTGAGGACGGGTCAACGGGGATCATTTACTGCGATGGCGGTGGGGCAAGCGCAAACGTCAAGGCAATCATTGACGAAACCAGCTTGACCACATTGGGCATTACCGCAACGGCGGATGAATTAAACTACAACGACATCACAACGCTTGGCACATCGGAAGCAAGCAAGGCGGTTACTGCTGACGCGAACGGCGATGTTAAGTTCTCTAATGCAATCGTTGAAACAGTCTATAGCTTAACAGGAACCGCGCTTGATCCTAATAACGGAACGGTGCAGACCAAGACAATCAGTGCCAACACAACATTTACCGATAGCTTGTCAGCGGGTGAAAGCATGTCGCTGCATCTTACAAGCGCGGCATCTTACAACATTACATGGCCTACGATCACTTGGATCACAGGTAACGGCAATGCTGCGCCTACGCTTACAGCAGCGGATACAGTGGTTTTATTTAAGATTAGCACAACACTTTACGGTGTTTGGATTGGGAGTTCTGCATAATGTCAGGATGGAAGAAGTTAGCATCTGCGGCAGCGGCGAGTGGTGAAGCCCTGAACGTTGAGGATGTGTTCAGCACTTATTTGTATGAGGGTACGGGAACCACAAATTCAAGCACACAAAACATCACAAACAATATTGATTTAAGCACAGAAGGTGGATTAGTTTGGATCAAAGACAGAGGAACAAAAGATCACTTTTTGTTTGATACTGAAAGAGGCGCAACAAAGTATATTCGTTCCAACAACACAGATGCTGAAAGCAGCCCTCAAGAAGACGATCTTTCTGCCTTTTTAACGGACGGATTTACTGTTCGTGGAGACAATAACACAAACGAAAACGGTGTAGACTACGCCTCTTGGACATTCCGCAAAGCCCCTAAGTTCTTTGATATTGTGACTTATACTGGGAATGGTACTGCTGGTCGTACTGTAAGCCATAACCTTGGTAGTGTGCCGGGGTGTATTATTGTTAAAGCAACAAGCAGTGCGCAGTCTTGGGCAGTGTACCATCGTGGTGTTGCTTCTGACGCAGAGACAGATTACTTAGTCTTAAATGACACAAACGCCGCCGTAGACAATGCTTTATATTGGAATGACACTGCTCCTACAGCTTCCAACTTTACAGTAGGTACAAGAAATAATGTAAACGGAAATGGCATTACCTACGTAGCCTATCTATTCGCCCACAACGATGATGACGGTGAGTTCGGCCCTACAGGTGATCAAGATATTATCAAGTGTGGGAGTTATACGGGTAATGGCAGCTATTCTGCTGGCCCTGAAATTGACTTGGGGTTTGAGCCGCAGTGGCTTTTAGTAAAAAGTTCAACTCTAGGTGTCTATTGGTCTATATATGACAACATGAGAGGACTTCCTGTTGGGGGTGATGATGCAAGACTATATCCAAATACAGATGAGGCAGAAAGCACTGCTTTTGGAGCCTTGGTCAATTTGCTTCCTAACGGATTTCAACCGTCTACGGGAAGTAATCAAATAAATCAAAACGGTGAAACCTACATCTACATGGCCATTCGCCGTGGCCCTATGGCTGTGCCTGAGAGTGCGACTGATGTGTTTGATGTAACGCAAGGTGTTAATTCTATACCTGCTTTTGATACAGGTTTTACTGTTGATCTTGCTTTGCAAGCTGCAAATATAACCTCGTCTACTTCTTGGAGAATAAGAAATAGATTAACTAATGCAAATTATCTGCGCCCAGATGACAGTGCTACAGAAGTATCTAGCACATCAGGTACTTATCAATTTGATTTACAAACGGGGTACGGACAAGCGACTAACCTGACAAATGTTTATGCTTGGCTATGGAAACGTGCCCCCAACTTCTTTGATGTCGTTGCTTACACGGGGGATCAAGTTGCAGGGCGTACTGTAAGTCATAACTTGGGTGTTGTACCTGAGATGATAATTACAAAGCGTAGAAGTACTACGGGTTCTTGGGTTACCTATCATAAAGATATTGGTAATACAGGTGCTGTTTATTTAGACAGCTCAACAGCTACAGTAACGACATCTAGCTTTTGGAATGATACGTCACCAACAGCGTCATCGTTTTCAGTAGGCACTGGAGTAACGAACACAAGCGGTGCGTCTATCATAGCTTACCTATTCGCAAGCCTAGATGGTGTGTCTAAGGTGGGGAGTTATACAGGTACGGGTGCGCAGCAGACTATTGACTGTGGCTTTACGTCAGGTGCTAGGTTTATTCTTACTAAACGAACTGACAGCCTTTCAAACTGGATAGTTTGTGATACTGAGCGAGGTATTGTCTCAGGCAATGACCCGTTCTTAGCTTTAGATGCTACCTCAGCGGAAGGGTCTCAAGACATCTTTGATCCGAATAGTGTTGGGTTTGAAGTTACAAGCAACTCAAATGCAAACACATCTGGCGCAACCTACATCTACTACGCAATCGCATAACCGCATACGCAACGCACTCACGTGCTACTCAAGGTCATAAAAGGAGTATCAACTAATGACTGAATATCGTGATCGCACAACAGGCGAAATTAAATCACAGGGGCAACTCCGCAAGGAAAACCCCAACATGTCCATGCCCCGTGTATGGAACAACAACGTACATGACGCACTTAATGTAGACCCTGTTCTACGTGCGCCTAAACCTACAGAGGGCATTGGTGCATACCAAACTGTACGCCGTAATGGTGTTACACAGGATGCTAACAACAACTGGGTTGAGGCATGGCAAATTACTGACATGTTTGCAGACACAACTGAGGATGGTGTTACAACCACCAAAGCAGAGCATGAAGCAGCATATCAAACGCAGCTAGACAACAGCGCAGCAGAGCGTAATCGCTCAGAGCGTGACCGCCTGATTGCAGAGACTGATTGGCATGCCTTATCTGACGTTACAATGTCTGCGGCAATGACAACATATGTTGGAGGCCACGCGCACAGTCTGACAATACATCTGTAGATGCAGGCGGCGTTGTTCGCGGCGTTCACTGTTGGGTAGATAATGACGGTGAGCGTTTCGCTGCATTCGGATCGCACGACACTGTAACAGCCATGCTGGAAAGCTCTGTTACGGCAGACATTACACCTAGCGCACTTACGACAGGTCGCGTAGATGCAACGGTCAACACTGGCTTTGGCTCTGGTGGCTGGGGCTTGTTTGGCTGGGGCGTAGCGCGTCCAGACTTAGGCTCCATTCTACGCGCAACTACATGGTCGCTAGACAACTGGGGCGAGGAGCTAATCGCATGTTCGTCTGACGATGGCGTTATCTACTCATGGGATTTGAATACGTCCAACGATCTCACGGCGGTCACAGGTGCGCCTACGGGCTGCACGGCAACATTCGTAACAGAGGAACGCTTCTTGGTGGCTCTTGCAGCGGATTACAGCGTGTCTCAGTCATCTTCTAAGCGTGTGGCATGGTCAGATCAGGAAGATTACAACACATGGACAGCGGCGGCGACAAACCAAGCTGGTGACATTGAACTGCAAACCAACGGCACGATCTTAGCGGGTGTACGCACACGCGGTCAGTCACTGATCCTCACAGACCAAGACGCGCATACAATGACATACCAAGGCCCACCGTTTGTATACGGTTTTGAGCGTGTAGGTACGGCGTGTGGATTGATTGCGGCGGGTGCTTATGCCTCTGTGGACGTTGGCGTGATCTGGATGGGTCGTCGTGGTTTCTTCCTATACTCTGGCGGTCAAGTGCGTGAAATACCGTGTGAGGTCGCTGATCTGGTATTCAGTAATATCAACTATGACCAAGCATCTAAGGTGCAGGCGATGGTCAACAGCCAGTGGAATGAAGTCTGGTGGGTATATCAGTCACAAGATAGCGACGAATGCGACAAGTACGTTGCATATGATTACGTTGAAAACATCTGGTCTACTGGCGACATGGATCGCACTGCGGGTGTAGACCGCGGCGTATTCCGCTTGCCGTTCTTGGTAAAATCTAATGGCGTTGTGTATGAGCATGAAGTTGGCTTTGATTACGATGGCGGGACACCATATGCGGAGACAGGCCCGATTGCGATTGGCACTGGTGAGCGTTTGATGAAAGTCACCAACGTCATACCTGATGAAAAGACGCAGGGCGGCGTAGATTTGAAGTTCAAGGTGCGCAACTACCCGAATGCAACGGAGACAGAAAAGGGGCCGTTTAATACTGCAAACCCAACATCTGTACGCTTCCAAGGTCGTCAGGTCAGAATGCGCGTTGAGGGTGCAGAAGCAGCGGATTGGCGTGTAGGTGTCATGCGACTAGATGCGCGGCAAGGTAGCAAACGATGAGTTTCTATGGCGCACCCCCAGTAGGCCCAGATTTCAAAGTATGGGCAGAGAAGTTTAGTGCGTGGCTCATGAGGACACGCTCTTTTCTTACGCACAGACGCGATTATGACAGCGCGGCAGAGGATGGCGTTATTCTGTGGGATCGTGAGAACAAGTATCCCGTGGTGTCCAAAGATGGCGCGTTCGTGCAGATCGTTCTTGAAGATGGCCAGTACGCTGGCGCAGTTACGACAGACCAGACAGCGGCATCCACAAACACAGCGTACGCTTTAACGTACACTTCTAGTATTGCTGAAGGTGTAACAAACGGCACACCTGCAAGTCGCCTTGTGTTTGCTGAAGCTGGTCAATACATGATTAGCTTTTCCGCGCAAATTGCGTCAACGTCTAGCAGCACAGTAAACTTCTGGTTTTGGCCTCGTATCAACGGGACTGACGTTACAGGGTCAACCATGAAAAACGCGCTGCACCAAAACAATCGACAGCGGCAACTGCGTTTGCGCCTGCTGCGCCTGCGTCAACAATTGCAATTACGAGGTTGCACGGCTAGGGGTGTCAAGGAGAATAAAATGTGCTATAAAGCATTAAGGATTTTGGAGAAATAGAATGGCACTCTTAGATTTTTTGTTTGGCAGTAAAGGACAAGAGGGACAGCTTGAACCCCAGGTTAAAGCGGCTCGTGACTTTCTCCTAAACCAAATGTTGATGCAATATTCAGCAGGGCCAGTAAATGTGCCGCAGTACATGGCAAAAATGCCAGAGGCTCGTTATAGTGGAACAAACGCACTTTTAAGCTCTTTGGGTTTAGATGCAGTTTCAGCTCCTTCTATGCCAACAACAACAGTAGGCGGGATGGATGTATATACAAGTCAACCGTTTCAAGAGCAGATGGAAACATCTTATGCAGAGCGTTATCCTGGGCAATATGATTATCTGCGTTCGTTTTACATGGATCCAGTAACAGGTGAATTTGGTGAGCGATCATATGGTTATGCTGATCCAATGACCGCGGCAGTAGCTGCGGCTGCGAGCGGCGGTGGCGATGGCGGCGGTGGGGTTGCAACAAGTGCGCCAATGTCTGATGAAGAAATCGTGATGTCACAAACAGGTCGCGGTGGCTTTACATTGATGGATAATCTGCGAGCGGGTGGCATCGGAACTCTTATTTCGTTTGATGACCCATCAAGTACGGGATCATACGGTGGTTCTTTGGTTACGGGTCGGCCATCACAATCATCACAGGATATATTTGAAGCGGCTAAGGCAGGCTCTAAGAAGCCAGACGTAGAGACATCCTTTGGGTCTGACTTGTCACGTTCATTAACAGATAGTTCTTATGACCCACCTGGAACTGTTGTTTCACGCGCTTTTGATCGCCTGTTTGGAAGGGGTTAAATTATGATTGGTTCCAACGTATTTCAGCAGGCGCAGTCGGCACAGCAACAAGCGGGACAGACTTACGGTCAAATGACCCAGTTTCAACCGCAAGCGATGACAGCAGCAAGAGCAGGCCCAACTGCGATATTTGGCGGTGCCACGGTTACACCAGCCGTTACTATGAAAGCTGCGCAACTAGGCCCAGCGCAGACAATGGAAGGTGTTGGTGCGGTGCAAGCAGCACAGGCTCCAAGCATGATTGATGTGGGTCAGTTAGCATCAACCGATCTGGGCGCGTATATATCGCCGTATACACAGCAAGTTATTGAAACTGGTCAGGCTGACATTGAGCGTCAACGTCAGTTGGCTTCTGAGAACTTAGCAGCGCAAGCGCAACGCGCGGGTGCATTTGGCGGTTCACGTCAAGCTGTTCAGGAAGGCGTTTTGGCTGGTGAGGCTTTGCGTCAAGCGGGTGCATTGTCAGCGCAACAGCGTCAACAGGCATTCCAGCAAGCATTACAATCTGGTCAATTTGATATTGGTCAAATGCAGCAAGCCAGAACTATGGCTTCACAGCAGCAATTCCAAGCTGAACAATTAGGGCAGCAAGCTCGTGAAGCGGCGGCGGCAAGAGAACAAGCGGCCCGTTCTGGCAATATGCAAGCTGCTAACCAATTTGCTGTTCAGCAAGCCAACTTAGAGCAGCAAGCGCGTCAGGCAAACATGCAGGCGCAAAATGCAGCGCAAACGCTACAGTCTCAGTTCCAACAGCAGGCAGGCATGGGTTCAATGGGTGCGTTGAATACTGCCGCACAGCAACAAGCAGCTAGAGAACAAGCTGCGCGTCAATCTACGTTCCAAGGCCAATTCCAGGGTGCTAATGTACGTCAAGCGGGTGCATCAGGATTAACAGGCTTGGGGAGCCAGATGTTTGGTCAAGGTATGAGTGGTCTTGCACAGCAGCAAGCAGCGGCACAGGCTGCACAGCAGCAGCAACAAGCATTGCTAAACGCAGCGCGTCAACAAACGCTTGCTAACCTTGGTTATCCTGGTCAGGCACTACAGACAGGCACAGGCATTCTAGGTGGGCTTCCACAAGCAAGCGTAAGCACACCAGGCACACCAGGTTTGTTTGGTATTTTGTCAGGGATTGGATCAGTACCAGGTCTACCTTTCTAGGAGCATTTAATGCTGAGTAATCGCGATCTCTTAGCTAAAACACTGCAAGCGGAAGCAGGCAATCAGGGTTTGGGCGGTATGATGGCTGTTGGTTCAGTCATTATGAACCGTGTTGGATCAGGGCAAAATATTCGTGATATTATTTTAGCACCTGGTCAGTTCTCAGCATGGAACAGTGTCACGGGATATGCGGGCGGTGAGCAAGGCCAAGATATGGATGCGATCAAGCCTAGCAAAGACGCATATGCGGCGGCAGATGCTATTTTGTCAGGTGGCTATGCTGATATAACTGGCGGGGCCACGCATTATTACAATCCAGATATTTCTCAGCCCAAATGGGGTGCAAGTGCTGGTGGTGATTGGACAAAGATCGGAGCGCATTTGTTTGGAAAAGCGGATGCCCCTAAAAGAGGAAAGCCGACTATGGATGGACAGCAACCAATGCCTATGCAGGCACAGCCTACGGCGCAGCAAATGCAACAGACGCAACGTCAACCTAGAGGCTTGATGGACTTTCTACGCGATCCACGCACACGACAGACATTAGCGTCTTTGGATCGTTCTGGAATGTTTGAGGGCATTGCGGAGCAAGCTACACGCGATGTTGAAAAGCAAGAAATCCAACAAACAGCAAACCGCACTGCGGCATGGTTGAAAACGCAGCCTGGTGGCGAGCCTTATGCAAGGGCTATTGAAAGCGGCATGGATGCGCGGACTGTTTATACCCAATATATACGCGACAAAGGTGATGCATCAGATGGCAATGTTCAATCTCGCTCCATATTGCCTGACAACTCAGGGACAGTAATTACGCTTCGTGATGGCTCTCAATTTGTTATGACTGCGGGCGGTCAAAAGCTAACTGGTGCGGAAGCAGATGAGTTTGTAACCAAGGCGCAAGAAAGATACACGCAACAACAGCGGGACATCTACGGTGCGCGTAGAGAAGGCACTTTAGGTGCTGATATTGAATATGGCGGTGAGGCTGCGCAAGTAGAGGCCGAAGGGAAAGCAAAAGTTCCTTGGATTAACGAAGTTCGCAAAGAACGTGAAAATATCATGTCAACAATCAGCAATTACGATCTTGCTCTTGCTGCTTTAGATAGTGGTGCTTCTACAGGTCGTGTTGCTCAACTTCTACCAACCATAACATCACAAACTCAGTTGCTTGAAACAGCTAAGAAGCAGCTAGGTCTTGATGTAATTGGTTCTGTCACTTTTGGTGCATTGAGTGCAGATGAACTTAAACTTGCATTGGACACTGGTCTGCCCAGCGACAACCTTGGCCCAGAAGAACTGCGCAAATGGATTTTGGATCGCAAAGCAGCCAAAGAAAAAGCTGCACAAGCATTGTTTGAAACAGCAGCATATCTTTCCAAAAAAGATACCACCTACGAAAGTTATTATACAGATTTCTTGGGTATGCAAAAAAATGGTTCTTCACCTAGCTCAACAGGTGGAGCGAGCGCAAATAATCCACTAGGGCTAGATTAATGAGCAAATTAGATCAAGTTCGGCAGCAATATCCAGAATACAACGAGTGGTCTGATGAAAGGCTTGCTTACGGTCTTTATAAAAAGTTTTATTCCAATAAGCCTTTGATTGGTTACGCCAAAGAAATAGGGTTGGACAAGAAACAAGCACTTTCTTTTTTGAAGTATGCGGCTGATCAGGGTGGTCAGGTAGGATTTGAGGCCGAGAGCGAACCTACAGTTGGCGGAACTGGTATGGGCGCATTGCGCAGTGGCTTTCAAGGATTAACATTTGGTGCGGGCGAGGAAATAGTGGCTGGCGGTACGGCGGCGGCCAGAAAGTTATTGCAAGGTGATGAACGCGCCTTGGGTGATATTTACCAACAAGAATTAGAACGTGAACGTCAACGTCTTGGGCAGTTTGAAGAAGAACGCCCAGGGTTATCACTTACAAGTGAAATTGTCGGCGGTGTAGCTGCACCACTGGGTGCGGCAAAAACCATTCGCGGAGCAATCGGCACAGGTGCTGGCTTAGGTGCGTTTGGTGCTGCCGCTTCTGCGGAAGGTGACTTAGAAGATCGCATTCTTGCAGCCCCAGTTGGTGCCGCAATGGGTGCCATTTTCGGTGGTACGTTCCAGGCGTTTGGAAACACTATCTCTGGAAACTTAAAAAATTACATTTCTAAAAAAGCGCAAAAAGCAGCAGCAGAGGGCGCAGCGTCTTTGGAGCAGCTAAAGCAAGAAGCTACGGCAGCATATCAAGAAGCGTACAAACAGGGTGTAAAAATCAATCCAGAAGAATTTATGAACTTCCTTACTGATACCATTGAGAAAGCATCTGGCGGTGGTGCGCGTGGCATTAGTAGAAGTCTAACACCTAAAAGTGCTGCTGTTTTAAAGGAGATGGAAGATGATCTGTTTCGTTTAGCAAAAGACGCTATTGGATTAGATGATATGGATTACTTTAGGCAGCTTGCAAGTACGCCTGCTGCTGACTTCGCAAACCCTAATGAGCAAAGAATTGCTGGTATTATACAAAGCGGTATAGATGACTTTGTGGGAAATCTTAGTGCCGATCAATTAGTTTCTGGCAATGCAAAAGTAGCTGTGGATGCTTTAAAGAAAGCGCGTCAAACTTGGGCGCAAATGCGCAAAACAGAAAAAGTTGAAGAAATACTTGAAAATGCGATGACTTACGCTGGCGGGCTAGAAAGTGGCTTACGCAATCAGATTAGTAATATTCTGCGCAATCCGAAGAAAAGACGGCAGTTTAGCAAAGATGAAATAGCACTACTAACACAAATACGCGAAGGAACGCCAATCGGTAATTTGATTGGAAACATCGCTTCGGCTGGTTTTTCTTTGACGGGTGGTAGAAGCAATTTTGGTCAAGGTTTGGCTGGCGCAGGCGGGTTAGCAGCGGCTGCGGTCGGTGCAGCTTACGGCGATGGTTTATTGGGTGCTGCACTAGGTGTGCTTTTAGAACAAGCAGCGACCACTGGTGTTAAATATGTTCGTGAAATGGCGATGAAGCAAAGAGTAGAACTGTTCCGTGATATTGTTGCCAACAACTTAGCTTCTCAAGTGCAAAAGGCTAATCCTGGCGCATACAAAATACTTGAAGCGGCAGCAAAAGCAGCAGAAGCGGCGGGCCCAGCGGCAACACGCGGCGCGATAGTTGGCACAAGTGAAGCCGCTAATATAGCGACACAATAAAGGAAACAGATATGCGCATTGAACCAATGGACGAAATGACGGTTGAAGGCATCATCCAAAAGGCTGTGCAAGATGCTGTGGACTTTATTGAGGCTGAGAGGTAGACATTGGTTTTGAGGACGGGCGTTCTAGAGTTGTAGCTACAAAGTGCCGTGACGTTGTTCGCGGTATTAAACCATCTATTCAGCGCGTATTTCTAAGCACAGAAAACCCTGTTGAATTTGTGCCTCGTATGCCAGAGGATGTGCAAGTTGCAGAGCAAATGACACGTTATGCAAACTACAAGTTTATGCAGAACAACGGCTATCGTTTGCTGAGTGATGTTTTCCAAGATGCGATGGTAAAGAAAGCAGGCATTGCCAAGGTAATGTTTGAGGACAAAACCCGCAGCGAAATTTATACTGTTACCAACCTAACGGACGAAGAATACCAGTATATGGTAGAGCCTGATGATATTGAGGTTCTAGAGCATACGGTTACGGCAAGCATAGAGATTGATGAAATGGGCGTAGAGATTGAGCGTCCTATTCACGATGCAAAGGTTAGCCGCCAAATCCCTGATGGTGATATTTTAATTGAAAGCATCCCGCCAGAGGAGTTCTTCATTGATAGAAACGCGCGTTCTGTTGATGACTTCTTCGTAATAGGCCACCGCACAGACATGACCGTGGGTGATCTGATTGCAATGGGTTACGACGAAGATGAGCTATTTGGCTTGCAAGGGTCTATGGCTACGTTTGAAGCAGAAGCAGAATATGAACGCCGTGGCTATGCTGTAGACGAAGATGACGATGAAAGCGCAGACCCAACTTCTAAGAAAGTTGTGGTAACTGAGGCTTATATGAAAGTGGACGTGGAAGGCACAGGCATTCCGCAGCTTTACCAATTCATCTTGGCTGGCACGAACTACAAGATGTTGTCTTATGAACTAGCAGACGAAGTGCCGTTTGCGGTGTTTGAGTGTGACCCAGAACCACATGCATTCTTTGGGCGCAGCCTTGTTGATTTGGTTATGGACGATCAGGACGCGGCGACAGCGATGTTGCGCGGTGTTCTTGATAACGTGGCACTAACAAATAACCCAGGCTTGGAAATCGTAGACGGTCAGGTTTCCGTAGATGACCTACTAAACAACGAGATTGGGCGTATTGTCAGAGTTAAGCAACCTGGCAGTATTCGTGAGCAAGTTGTGCCATTCACAGCGGGTTCTACGCTCCCTGCACTACAATACTTTGATATGTTGGTAGACAACAAAACTGGCGTATCTAAGGCGGCACAGGGTCTTGATCCTGATGTTTTGCAAAGTGCTACGGCTACGGCGGTTGCAGCTACTATGGAAGGTGCTGCGGGTCAGGCAGAGGTTATTGCGCGTAACTTCGCAGAAGGCGGCATGAAGCGCCTGTTTAAGCTGATCGCGGCAACCATAATTAAGAATACTGACAAAGAAGAAATAATCCGTCTAAATAACCAGTTTGTCGCAGTTGATCCGCGCGTCTGGAATGCAGACATGGATTTGATTGTAAATGTGGGTGTTGGTACAGGACGCGAAAACGAAAAGGCTGCGGTCTTGCGCGAAACGCTACAGATGCAAATGAACATTTGGCAGCAATACGGCCCACAAAATGGCTTGGTGACAATGACAAACGTTCGTAATACGCTTGCGGATATGTTGGCGGCTGTGGGCTTGAAAAACGCAGAGCGTTATTATTTGCCAGTTACGTTTGAAAGTGAGCAGCAGCTAATCGCACAGAAACAGCAAGAGGCTGCAATGCAAGCGCAACAACAACAGCAAGCGGGAATGCCATCTAGCGATCCTAACCAAGCGTTCTTGGCTGCGGAGCAAATGAAGGCCCAAGGCAAGATGCAAGTGGATATGGCTAAGTTGCAGTTAGACGCACAAAAGGCACAAGCAGACCAACAGTTCAAGATGCACGAACTCGCTATGAAAGATGATCTATCGCGCGATGAAATGGTGCAAGACTTGGCTGTGAAGGTTGCAGAAATTCTAGGTAAATACGGTGCATCCGTAGATGTCGCAGCGGTAAAGGCAGAGCAAGACGCGCCTAGACCGCACAACGAGGAAATGATGGGTTATGGATTATAAGAAACGTGCGCATAGGGCTAAAGAGCTTTTACGCAACGATGACTTCCTAGCCATCTTAGAAGATTTGCGTGATCGCCAGTTGGAGAT